CTTGACGAGACTGCCACCAAGATATTTCAGGCGGTCAGAGATTACCGTCCTATCAGCGTTGGTATTGAGCGAGGAATCGCAAAGCAAGCAGTAATGAGTCCTCTGTTGGACTTACAGAAGCGCTACGGGACTTTCTTTAGAGTCGAGGAACTAACCCACGGTAACAAAAAGAAAACAGACAGGGTTATGTGGGCGTTACAAGGACGCTTTGAGAACGGTTACGTAACACTAAACAAGGGCGAGTGGAACTCAAGATTCTTAGACCAACTGTTTCAGTTCCCAGATCCTCTGACACACGATGACTTGGTTGACGCCTTAGCTTACGTAGATCAGTTAGCACAAGTGGCGTACCACTACGATTACGAAATTGATAACCACGAAATACTAGACGTAGTAGCAGGATACTAATATGGCAGATCGAAAAAAAATTAAAGAAAAAGCAAAAAAAGTTAGAGAGCAACAAAACAAAAAAGCTGCTGAAGATTACAAAAAAACATCAGCACAAAACCGTGTTGCTTCAGAAAAGGCAGTTGCGGCTCAAAGTGCATTAAAGAAAGAGTTAAAAAGACAGCAATCTGAAAGCGGCATAGACTCAAAAAAAATGCTTACAGAAAAACCAAAGCCTTCTGGGAAAAGTTCTGATTTTAATATTGGAGCTTATAGCCGTTCAAAAGCTGACTGGACAAGTAAAGAAACTCCAAATTATTTAGGTCCTGATATTGGCAAGACATCACCTGTTTGGAATGACTAAGAGTTAAGGAACCCAATATGGCAGAAGAAATCTACAGCCCAGACCCTTTGATGATTGAAGAGTCTCTTGAAGAGTGGGTAATGACCAAATGTGAGAACTGGCGTGATTACTATGAATCAAACTACGAAGCAAAATTTGAAGAATACTATAGGTTATGGCGAGGTCAATGGGATCCTGCTGACTCTGAGCGAGCGTCTGAGCGTTCTCGAATTATCTCTCCTGCGCTTCAGCAGGCTGTAGAATCTAACGTAGCAGAACTGGAAGAAGCCACGTTTGGTAGAGGTAAGTGGTTTGATATTTCTGATGACACTAACGACAAAGATCGTCAGGACGTTCAGTACCTCCGTAACAAGCTAACAGAAGACTTTGAGAAGTGTAAGATACGTAAGGCTGTTGCAGAGTGCTTGATTAACTCTGCTGTGTTTGGCGTAGGTATAGGAGAAATTGTTCTTGAAGAAATTAAAGAAATGGCTCCAGCAACTGAACCCATTATGGGTGGAGACTTACAAGCTGTAGGTGTTAACATTACTGACAGAGTAGTGGTTAAACTAAAACCAGTACTACCACAAAACTTTCTTATTGACCCTGTAGCTACGTCCGTAGAAGATGCTATGGGTGTAGCTATTGACGAGTTTGTGTCTAAACACAGTGTAGAACTACTACAAGAACAAGGAATTTATCGTGAAGCGTTTATTGAATCTGCTGCTCCTGATACAGACCTAGAGCCAGATCAAGACCTCACAATATACAACGACGACAAGGTACGCCTAACGAAGTACTACGGACTCGTGCCTCGTGAGTTGCTTGAGGCTGAAGATGTAGAAGTAGAGTCTGAGTCTATGTACGTTGAGGCTATCGTAGTTATCGCTAACGGCGGTACACTTCTAAAGGCTGAAGCTAACCCGTACATGATGCAAGATCGTCCTGTGGTTGCGTTTCCGTGGGACGTTGTTCCGGGCCGCTTCTGGGGTCGTGGTGTATGTGAGAAAGGTTACAACTCTCAGAAGGCTTTGGACACTGAGCTACGAGCTAGGATTGATGCTCTGAGTCTTACTATTCATCCCATGCTCGCTATTGACGCAACGCGTTTACCTCGTGGTGCTAAACCTGAAGTACGTCCGGGCAAGATGATTCTAACTAACGGAGATCCCCGTGAAATACTACAGCCGTTCAACTTTGGGCAAGTTGGTCAAATTACTTTTGCACAAGCTCAGGCGCTTCAGCAAATGGTACAGCAAGCTACAGGAGCCGTTGACTCCGCAGGTATTGCTGGTCAGGTTAACGGAGAAGCAACTGCCGCTGGCATAAGTATGTCTTTAGGCGCTATCATCAAGCGTCACAAGCGTACCCTGATTAACTTCCAGCAGTCATTCCTGTTGCCATTTGTAACCAAGGCTGCACACAGGTACATGCAGTTTGATCCTGAGAACTACCCTGTGGCTGACTACAAGTTTAACGCTACGTCAACCTTGGGCATTATTGCTAGAGAGTACGAAGTAACTCAACTTGTACAACTGTTGCAGACTATGCAACAAGACAGCCCAATCTACCCTGTGCTAATCCAGAGCATCATCGACAACATGAACCTGAGTAACCGTGACGAGTTGATTGCGTCTATGCAACAGGCGTCCCAGCCTAACCCACAGGCACAGCAAATGGCTATGGCTGCTCAACAAGCACAGATTGAGTTCCAGCAAAGTCAGACTGCAGCGCTACAAGCACAGGCCGCTGAGTCGCAAGCCAGAGCAGCTAAGTACGCTATGGAGACACAACTTGCTCCAGAAGAACTACAAATTGAAAAGATTGAAGCTATTACTAGAAACCTCAAGGAAGGAAATCAAGAAGACAAGGAGTTTGAACGCCGCCTAAAGGTAGCAGACGCCCTACTTAAAGAAAAACAAATAGAAGGAAAACGTCAAAATGCTAATGACACAAACAGAAATGAACCAGTTTCTCAGCCAAATCAACCAAGCATTCCAAGACCAGTTCGACAGATTGGACTTGCTGGAGAACCGGGTCAAGGATTTGGAGGCCAAAATCAATGAGCAAGACAAAGGATCCAAAACTAGCGCGAGCAGGAGTAAGCGGGTACAACAAACCGAAGAGGACGCCTAGTCACCCTACTAAAAAGTTTGTTGTTGTTGCTAAGGAAGGAGACAAAACTAAATTGATTAGGTTTGGCGATGCTAAGATGACAATTAAAAAAGATCAACCTGCTCGTCGTAAATCTTTTAGGGCTAGACACAAATGTGATACTAGTCCTCCTAGTAAACTAAGTGCGCGGTATTGGTCTTGTAAAAAATGGTAAGGAGTTTTAATGAGTTCGTTAGAAGAGTCGTATGCTTTAAAGGCAAAGGAAGCACTCAATACTTGTTTTAAATACCATAAGTTTAAAAACAATAATAACGAAAATGTTTTATTAATGTTCTCAGGTGGCATGGATAGCGTATCATTAGCTTGGAACTTACTGGAACACACAAAACAAACTATCCATATACATGCTATACATTTAGATAACTCTGAAAAAAGATGTAAAGCAGAAGCAAAAGCTATTTACGAAAGCATCAACTGGTTAAAAGATAATCAGAGACCGTTTGAGTTTTCTTCTTCTTTTTATGGGTGGACAGAACAATACCCCGGTGGTAGAGATATGGCACTGGCTATGTTTCAAGCAGGAAGAGTAATAAACGGTATACCTAAATCTTTTACTGCTGTATACACTGGAGATTATAACACAGGAAAAGAAGAAACTGCTGAAGCGTACAGTATTTTAAACGCTACTGGAACTGGTAGAAATTTTAATCCTGTATGGGCTACGCCTTTTGATTTTATGACTCAAGTTTCTTTAGAACGCAGCTTAGGGATTTACTTTAGTATGGCTGAACCTTTACGTAATATGTATTGGTCTTGTCGTAAACCAAAAGAAACCCCTGAAGGGTTTTTAACATGCGGTGTATGTCATGCATGTACCCGTCAATATGTAATGAAAAAGGAGATAGACAAATGCCAAAAGTAGGTGGAAAACATTACGCGTATACTTTAAAAGGTAAAGCTGCTGCCGCAAAAGCTAAGGCTGTTATGAAAAAGAAAAAGAAGAAAAAGTAACATGCCTAAGAAAAAGAAAGCTAACGACGCGTGTGCAAAAAAAGTTAAAGCTCGCTATAAAGTTTGGCCTTCTGCGTATGCATCTGGGGCCGTAGCTAAGTGCCGCAAGGTAGGTGCTAAGAACTGGGGTAATAAAAGTGGCAGTAAGAAAAAGTAAAAAAGGAGCCGCACTTAAAAAGTGGTTTAAAGAAGAATGGGTAGATGTAAAAACAGGTAAAGCCTGTGGGCGTAAATCTGCTACTAATTCTAAGCGCCCTTACCCTTCATGCAGACCTAAAGCAGTAGCAGCTAAAATGACTGCCGCTGAAAAACGTAGTTCTTCTTCTCGTAAAACAGGACCAGCTAGGATCCAACATGCTGTAACGGCATCGGGAAGAAGGAGAAAAAGTACCAAAAACAAGAAATAATACTTGACAAACAATCAAAAATATGGTATAATATATACATGTACTTAGTACATACTTATATAAACTATAGAGACAACCCAAGGGGCCTCACTAATGGATCAAGAAACACAGCAGTACTACGACAATTACTTTAGTCTTTTTATGACAGATGGTTGGAAACAACTCATGCAAGACTTTGGTAACAACGCTATACAAATTAACAGCATCGAAGCAGCTAAAGACGCTGACGATATGTTTTTCCGTAAAGGACAACTAAACGTATTAGCCCATTTAATAAACATGGAAAACATAGTAACTAACAATTACGACGAGTTAGTTAAAACAGAAGAAGATGATTAAAGTATTTGACTTTCGTTGTACTAACGGACATACCTTTGAAGAATTTGTAGAAGCAGGTACTACATCCAGTAGGTGCGGGTGTGGTGCCAACGCTACAAAAATTATCTCAGCTACTCAACACGTACTCGATGGTGCGTCTGGCGATTTCCCCGGCAGACACATGAAGTGGGTACGTGAACACGAGAACGCTGGGAAACACACGAGGGAATCTCAACACTAGAGGCAACTCCCATTTAATCCTCCATAACCTAATAATAATAATAGGCGGGGTAAGTTTAGAATGTCACGAGCGACACTTATTGATGAGCGTAAGGAAGAA